ATGGACAAAAGAGAAACAATGATAATAAACAACCCAAAGCTTGACGGTCAAGTTGGTGAAAGTGCTGTATGGAATGGTCCTTTAAGTAAAAAAGGTTTTCCAATGGGTCACGGTAGCAGTTCAGGTATTACAGGTATGGAAGTATCTAAATATCCATGCGGTTACAGCGATCAACCTATAACTCAACGAGCAAAAGGAAAATAAAATGGCAACAGGAGATATTAAACTACTGGCAGCCAACGCAATAACACTAGCGATAAGCATGACACATATAGAAGTAACATTAAAGGTTATTCTGTTACTTATAAGTATCGGATACACAGTAGCTAAGTGGGTAAAATTAAAAGAAAAGAAGTAATAATTATAGCATGGGATACGAGCAAAATCAATCACCTTTTTTAAGAGTTGCAAAAACCACTAAAGGTAAAGGCAGAAATTACAGAACTACAAAAGAGGGCGCTGGTATGACTGCTGCTGGAGTTAGAAAATATAGAAAACAAAATCCTGGAAGTAAATTAAAAACAGCTGTAACTAAATGTGATGTTAAAGTTGGAACAAAAGCTTATAAAAGACAAAAAGCTTTTTGCAGTAGGTCTAAAAGCTGGGACGGAGAACGCGGTAAAGCAGCTAGAAAAAGATGGTGCTGCAGTAGATTTTAATATAAAAATAACACATTATGGAACAAGGACACTTTGGTCATTACACAGGTAATGCAAGACATTCAAAAACACCTATAACAAAAGGTAACGTACACGCTGCAGAAAGAGATGATGCTGCGCATATTTCTTATTTAAAAAGAGATATTGATTATGATGCTAAGCATGGACATAGTGATAAAAATATGACAGCAGACGAAAAGCATATATCAAAATTAGCCGGAGATATTAAACACGATTCAAAAAAATATTAAAATGTACAAAAAACCAAACCCTATAAAGCAACTAGTTGAAAAAGGTAAAATGCTAAGCTCTAAAAAAGGATCAAGTAATTACATGAAAGAAGACCTAGGCTCGCCAATTCCTAATTTAAAAAATATATTATCAGGTAAAAGAAGGTATTAATTTATGAAATCAAAAGGATTTGGAGATAGCGTTGAAAAATTTACTAAAGCAACAGGTATAAAAACTATTGTAGATAATGTATCTCAAGGTTTAAATATACCTTGTGGATGTGAACAAAGACGTGATGCTTTAAATAAAATGATTCCTTATAAAAAATAAATATGGCTTTTAAAATGAATGGTGCTCCATATGGAGGTGATAATACTCCGATATATCATGTAGATATGGAAGACGGTGTATTAGGTAAAGCTAACAATAATGGTACTATAATTATAAATAAAGACATTAAAGATACTAAGCAAATAGACGAAGTTATAGATCACGAAATGGTTCATATAAAACAAATGAAAAGAGGTGATTTAGATTATGACGATAAATATGTTTATTGGAAAGGCAAAAAATACTCAAGAGCACAAATGAAAGAAGGTGCTAAAAATCTTCCTTGGGAAGCAGAAGCATATAAAAACGCATAACTAAAAAAAACAATATTATGAAACCATTCACGTCAAAACATTCAAACTTATTGAACTATAATCCTGTAGATGATAAAGCTAGTGCTTTGCATAGTCACGGGCCTATAGATCCAAAAACAGGTAAAAAAACACACCCTGGACCAGGAGCTCAGTTAGATCCTAGTAAATTTGATTACAAATCTAATCCAAATGATCCTAGAACCGGAACACAAAACAAAGCTTATTTAGCTAGACAGAAGAAAAACAAAGAAGCTTACAAGAGGCTAACTAGCGGAACTCCTCAAGAAAGAGCAGCTGAAAGAGCTAGAAGAGCTAATAAATAATGTGGAAAGTTTTATTAGGGCTATTAAAAGGTGGAGGCGGTAGAAAGTCTGTAGCCGGTAACTTAGCTTGGGAAATAAGAGAAGCTATTAAAGGTAAAGAGCTTGATCCCGAAAAATTAATAGAACTACAAACTAAAATAAATATGGTTGAAGCTTCGCATAGAACTTTGTTCGTTGCTGGTTGGAGACCTTTTATAGGATGGATATGCGGCGTTGCATTAGCTTATAATTTTGTTATACGTGATTTATTTATTTGGATAACAAAAACTACAGACGCTCCACCACCGTTACAAATGGAACACTTAATGACAGTACTGCTAGGAATGCTCGGGCTTGGTGGACTTAGAACATACGAGAAAATAAAAGACAAAGTAAAATAATTAAATTTAATCAAATGAAAAAAGTAGAAAAAGTAAAAAAAATTACTGAAGAGCAATTAACAGTAATTAAAGATCACCAAAAAGATCTAAACAAATCTTTAACAAATCTTGGGTTTTTAGAAACTCAAAAGCATAGCTTGCTTCATGAGTACGCTGGATTAGTAGAAGACATTGAAAAGTATAAAAAAGATCTTGAAGATATTTATGGTGCTATTAATATAAATATTGAAGACGGTACTTATACTGATATTGAAAAAGAATAAAAGTGGACCATATTATAAGAAAAATAAGTATAGGCTCTGATTATAAAAATGAAGCTATGCATTATGCTATCGGCCAACAAGTTTATGGAGGTCACACAATATCTGCTATATTATTTGAAAATGAAGACGATTCTTATAATATACATATTAAAAAGCAAAATGAAATTTTACCTTGGAAAAAGTTTAATAAAAATATGGCTATTTCCGTAGAGTACGATTTAGAATATTAATGAGAAGTATTCAACAATTTATAATAAAGCCGATTGGGCAAAGATATAATAATGAATTAGCAATAGGCGATAAAAAGCTTATTGTTAATTCTAGTATATCAAATCATAAGTTTGTCAATAGAGAAGCTGTGGTTGTTTCAGCGCCTTTAGCTTTAAGGACAAATATAAAAGTAGGAGATACAGTATTAGTACACCATAACTTGTTTAGAAGATACTATAATTTAAAAGGTAAATCTGTAAACAGCTCAAAGTATTTTAAAGACGATATGTATTTTGCATCAGTAGATCAAATATATATGTTTAAAAGAAATAATAAATGGAATACTGTATTAGACTATTGCTTTATAAAACCAGTTATTAATAAAGACGAATCTAAGCTGTCTAAATTAAAAAATAATATTGGTATAATAAAATACGACAATAGCTCCTTAAATGCGCTTAAAATAAGCACAGGAGACACTGTAGTGTTTAAAAGTAATCGGGAGTTTGAATTTGTAGTAGATAATGAACTTCTTTATTGTATGCAATCAAATGATATTTTAATTAAATATGAAAATAAAGGAAACGAAACTGAATATAATCCAAGCTGGGCAAAAAGCAGTTGAGGAACTTATAAAGGTAGCTAAAGAAAAGATCGTAGACTCAGAGGATGATATCTCAGCTGACAGACTTAAAAATGCTGCCGCTACTAAAAAATTAGCAATATTTGATGCTTTTGAAATACTAGCTAGAATAAAAGAAGAACAGGATTTATTAGATGATAAACCTGTAGATAAAAAAGCAGATACTTTTAAAGGTTTTGCTGAAGGAAGATCTAGATAATGTACGAGCAAAGTTTATATAGTGTAGTAGAAGACCACATAAAGCCTAAAGTAATAAAAAGATTAAATAGGCTTAATAAATGGGAATATGGTTACAATAAAGAACATGATATTGTAGTTATTAGTAAAACTGGAAAAATAGGCGAAATATATAATATACAGAACCTATTAGTAGCCTTGCCTTTAGCAGAAGACGTTTATAAGTGTTCTGATAAAAAAGAAGAGCAGCGATGGAGTGTTTTAGATTATCCTAAAGAATTAAACAAAGTAAAAAATGTTTATGAATGGAATGAAAAACCTTTATCGTTTAAAGAAAAATATTATGATTACATTAATAAAGAATTCGTTAGGCGTGAAGAAGGCTTTTGGTATTACAATAAAGGCATTCCTACTTATATCACTGGTTCTCATTACATGTACTTGCAGTGGACTAAAATTGATGTTGGGCACGCAGACTTTCGGGAATCAAATAGATTATTCTACATATTTTGGGAAGCATGCAAATCTGATAGTAGATCCTACGGAATGTGTTATCTTAAGAACAGACGGTCCGGGTTTAGTTTCATGGCTTCATCCGACACAGTTAACCAGGCAACAATATCGAGAGATTCTAGGTTTGGAATACTCTCTAAGTCGGGAGCTGACGCTAAGAAGATGTTCACAGATAAGGTTGTACCCATATCAATTAACTACCCATTCTTTTTTAAACCGATACAAGACGGAATGGAACGTCCCAAAACAGAATTATCGTATAAAGTCCCATCTAAACGTCTCACGCGCAACTCGATCAAAGAGACAGACCAAGATATACAAGAGGGATTGGATACGACCATCGACTGGAAGAATACCGGAGACAACTCGTACGACGGAGAGAAACTCAAATTACTCGTCCACGATGAATCGGGTAAATGGGAGAGACCGGACAACATCCTCAACAACTGGAGGGTCACGAAAACAACGTTAAGATTAGGTAGAAGAATCGTCGGTAAATGTATGATGGGCTCTACTTCAAACGCATTAGACAAAGGTGGAGAAAACTTTAAAAAATTATACGACGCTTCGGACGTCAACAAAAGAAACCGCAATGGTCAGACTAGCTCAGGATTATATAGTTTGTTCGTTCCTATGGAATGGAACTACGAAGGATACATTGATTCTTATGGACTACCTGTATTTGACACTCCAAAAAAACCGATCAAAGGCATTGATGGCGACGAAATTGATATAGGTGTTATATCACATTGGGAAAATGAAGTTGAAGGATTAAAAGACGATCAAGACGGTTTAAACGAATATTATAGACAGTTTCCAAGAACAGAGAAGCATGCGTTTCGTGACGAGGCTAAAGAGTCTTTGTTTAATTTAACTAAAATATACGAGCAAATTGATTATAATGAAGACTTGCGTAATACTAATGTAGTTACACAAGGTAGTTTTCAATGGGAGAATGGAATAAAAGATACAAGAGTATTATTTGTTCCTAATAAAAACGGAAGATTTTTGGTTAGTTGGGTTCCGCCGATTGCTTTACAAAATAGATATAATATAAAAAACAATATAAAATATCCTGGTAATGAGCACTGTGGGGCTTTTGGATGTGATAGTTATGATATATCCGGTACAGTTGATGGCAAAGGATCTAAAGGTGCTTTGCATGGGTTAACTAAATTTTCTATGGAAGATGTGCCACCTAACTTATTTTTTTTAGAATATATATCAAGACCACAAACAGCTGACATATTCTTTGAAGATGTTTTAATGGCTTTAGTTTTTTATGGAATGCCTATACTAGCTGAAAACAATAAACCTAGACTTTTATATTATTTAAAAAGAAGAGGTTACAGAGGCTATTCAATGAACAGACCAGATAAAGTAATGCATAAATTATCAGTAACAGAAAAAGAAATAGGTGGTATACCTAATTCAAGTGAAGATATAAAACAAGCTCATGCAGCAGCTATTGAAGATTATATAGAAAACCACGTTGGTTTACTTACAGAAGGATATGGTGACACTTATTTTCAAAGAACATTAGAAGATTGGGCTAAATTTAATATTAATAACAGAACGAAGCATGATGCTTCTATAAGTTCTGGCTTAGCTATTATGGCATGTAATAAACACAGGTATACGCCTGTAGCAAAAAGAACCATATCAAAAGTTTCTTTAGGATTTAAAAAATATAATAATACAGGAGTGAATTCAAAAATAATATAAATAAATGATCTATACTACTAATAATAGCATCTTTCCAGACCAGGTAGTACCTGAAGAAGAAAAGAAATCATTTGAGTATGGTTTAAAAGTAGGGAACGCTATAGAGCAGGAATGGTTTAGAAACAATAGTGGGCAAAATAGATTCTCTTATAATTTTCAGAATTTTAATAGATTAAGATTGTATGCTAGAGGTGAACAACCCATACAAAAATATAAAGATGAATTATCTACTAACGGTGATTTATCTTATCTTAATTTAGATTGGAAACCTGTGCCTGTTTTATCTAAGTTTGTAGATATAGTTGTAAACGGAATGACAAACAAAGGATATGAAATAAAGTCTTTTGCTTCGGATCCTTTTGCAACTCAACAAAGAACAGATTTTGCTTTTAATGCATTACGAGATATTCAGCAAAAAGATAATATAGAGGAGTTAGCTAAACTTACAGGACAAAATTTTTATGCTTCAGCAGATCCAGAAAGTTTGCCAAATGATCCAGGTGAACTTGACTTATACATGCAGCTTAATTACAAGCAAAGTGTAGAAATAGCCGAAGAAGAGTTAATAAATAATGTTCTTGATTTTAATAAATACGAAGAAACTAAAAAAAGATTAGCTTACGATTTAACTGTTTTAGGAATAGCGGCTAGCAAAACTAGTTTTAATTTATCCGAAGGTGTTACTGTCGATTATGTAGATCCAGCTAATTTAGTTTATTCAGCAACTGATGATCCTAATTTTGAAGATATTTATTATGTAGGTGAAATCAAAAGCTTAACTCTTTCTGAAATAAAAAGATTATTTCCTTATTTAACAGATAATGAATTAGAAGAAATACAAAAATACCCTGGTAGACAAAACTATGCTAGAAGCGATTGGCAAGTTCAATCTGATCCAGAGCAACATCAAGTATTGTTTTTTGAATACAAAACATATCAAGATCAAGTATTTAAAATAAAACAAACAGAGCAAGGTTTAGAAAAGACATTAGAAAAGCCCGATACTTTTAATCCGCCACAAAGTGACAACTTTGAAAGAGCTTCAAGATCAATTGAAGTTTTATATACCGGTGCAAAAATATTAGGTATGGGTGATCGAATGCTAGAATGGAAGCTTGCAGAAAACATGACACGACCTAACGGAGATATAACAAGAGTTAATATGAATTACTCTATTAGTGCTCCAAGAATGTATCAAGGGCGCATTGAATCTTTAGTTAGTAGAACAACTGGTTTTGCTGATATGATTCAAATAACTCATTTAAAACTACAACAAGTTTTAGCTAGAGTAGTTCCAGATGGTGTTTATGTAGATGTAGATGGTTTAGCAGAAGTAGATTTAGGTAACGGAACAAATTATAATCCAGCAGAAGCATTAAATATGTATTTTCAGACTGGTACAATAGTTGGTAGATCACTTACTCAAGACGGCGAACTTAATAGAGGTAAAGTTCCTATTCAAGAACTACAAAGCTCTTCAGGCATATCTAAAATACAAGCAATGATACAAACGTATCAATATTATTTACAAATGATACGTGATGTAACCGGATTAAATGAAGCTAGAGACGGAAGCACACCTGATAAAAATGCTTTAGTTGGTTTACAAAAACTAGCAGCGGCAAATTCCAATACAGCTACAAGACATATATTGCAATCATTAATGTATTTAACAGTAAAGACTTGCGAAAATATTAGCTTAAGAGTTAGTGATATGCTGCAGTTTCCAATTACAAAACAAGCTTTGGTTAGTAGTATTAATAGTTTTAACACAGCTACATTAACTGAAATAGATGATTTACATATACATGACTTTGGTATATTCTTAGAGCTAGAGCCAGAAGAAGAGGAAAAAGCACAATTAGAAAAAAGTATTCAAATAGCGTTGCAAACAAAAACAATTGATTTAGCCGATGCTATCGATATTAGACAAATACAAAATATTAAATTAGCTAATGAGCTTTTAAAATCTAGACAAAAGAAAAGAGCTGAAGCGGAGCAAGCTGCTAAAATGGCTAATATACAAGCGCAAGCTGAAGCAAACGCTCAGGCAGCAGAAAAAGCGGCTGTAGCAGAAGTTCAAAAGCAGCAAGCATTAGCGCAAACTGAAGTTCAAATACAACAAGCTAAGTCTCAGTTTGAAATACAAAGAATGGAACAAGAGGCTTTAATTAAGAAACAACTAATGGCTGAAGAGTTTAATTATCAGTTACAATTAGCTCAAGCAGGTGCTCAAGCACAAAGAGAAAAAGAAGCTTTAATAGAAGATAGAAAAGATAAAAGAGTAAAAATACAAGGTACTCAACAAAGTGAACTTATAGATCAAAGACAAAACGATCTACTGCCTAAAAACTTTGAATCATCAGGTAATGATAACTTAGATGGTTTTGGTTTAGAGCAATTTACCCCAAGATAAGGGATTATTAATTTTTATTATATTATATTATGTCAGAAGAAGTAAAACAAGAAGGGGAGTTTAAATTAAAAACTAAAACTCCTAAAATTAAAGGCCAGGGAAATATAGTACCTGAAATTACTAAAATAGATTTAAGTAAAAAACCAGAAGAAGATGCCGTTCAAACACAAGAGACAGATGATAGCAATGTTGTTGTCGAAGAATCAAAAGACAGTGGCAACAGCGAAGGAGTGGTTGAAGAAGTACGGGCCACCGAAGAAGAAGTAGCAGAATCTCCTATAGAACTAGTAGAAGATGAAGACAATAATAATGAAGAGGTCACAATGGTTGGAGGCACTGAAAGTCCCAACACCTCACAGGAACAAAAAGAAGTATTACCGCAAGCAAAAACACAAGAGTTACCAGAAAACGTAGAAAAGCTAGTAGCTTTTATGGAAGAAACTGGTGGAACTGTTGAAGATTATGCTAGATTAAATGCTGATTACAGTAGCATAGATGGTAAAGCTTTATTAATAGAATACTACAAACAATCTAAACCTCATTTAGATTCAGAAGAAATTCAATTTGTAATTGAAGATTCTTTTAATTTTGATGAAGAATTAGACGAAGCGCGAGATATTAAAAAGAAAAAACTCGCTTATAAAGAAGAAGTTGCAAAAGCCAAAGGCTATTTGGATTCGCTCAAAGATAAATACTATGCAGAGATCAAGTTGAGACCTGGAGTTAATCAAGAGCAACAAAAAGCTATGGACTTTTTTAACCGATATAACGAAGAGCAAGAGCTCAGTAAAGTTAGCCAAAATAGGTTCCACGCCCAAACAGATGAGCTTCTTAACAATGAATTCAAAGGTTTTGATTTTAAAGTTGGAGAGAAGAAATTCAGGTATGGTATAAAAGATCCTGTTAAGGTTGCTGATAACCAAAAAGATATATCCACTTTCATTAAGACGTTCTTAAATGACAAAGGAGAAGTCGTAGATACAAAAGGTTATCATAAAGCTTTATACGCTGCACGAAATGCTGATACAATAGCTAATCACTTTTATGAGCAAGGTAAAACCGACGCTATTAAAGATCAATTAGCTAAATCTAAAAACATAAATACAGAGCCTCGTAAAACACAGGACGGCAATGTATTTATTGATGGATTTAAAGTAAAAGCAGTTAGTGGTTTAGATTCTTCAAAGCTTAAAATTAAAACAAGAAAATTTAACAATTAAAAACTAAATTATTATGGGAACATTATCCCCTACATTTGGGACTATTAAACCGTCTCAATCACAACAATTATTACAGTCTAACTACTTGCAGTTTAACACTGGAACTGGAAAAGACTTTGCACAACAGTATCTACCTGAAATTTACGAACAAGAAGTAGAGCGTTATGGAAACAGAACGTTATCTGGATTCTTACGTATGGTTGGAGCTGAAATGCCAATGACATCAGATCAAGTTATCTGGTCAGAACAAAATCGTTTACACATTGCTTATGATGGATGTACTAACACAAGTGGAACAAATACTATTGGTATTCCAGTTGGAGGTACTGCTATTGATGGCACGTTAGTTGAAAACGTTGTTTCTCCAGGACAAACTGTTGTTCTTTTAGATGCTCTTGGAGCTGAATTAAAAGCTGTAGTTACAGGTTCACATCCAGTAGATGGAAATGTTGTTGTAGCACCTTATACAGCTGCTGATACAAGTTCTTTAGCTGCTACTGGAGTAAAAATGTTTGTATATGGTTCTGAATTTGGAAAAGGATCTTCAATAACTAATTGGAGTGGAGCTGCTGGTGAAATTACTACAAAAGGAGAAAACATTAGTATTGATCCTACTTTTACTCAATACAGCAATTCTCCTATTATTATTCGTAACAATTATACTATAAACGGATCTGATATGTCTCAAATCGGTTGGGTAGAAGTTGCTACTGAAGACGGAACATCAGGATACTTATGGTATTTAAAAGCTGAATCTGAAACTCGTTTACGTTTTGAAGATTACTTAGAAATGAGTGTTGTTGAAGGAGAACTAGCTACTGCTACTGGCGCTGGATCTGCTGCAAACGCTGGTTATAAAGGTACACAAGGTTTATTTGCAGCTGTAGCTGACAGAGGAAACGTTGAGGTTGCTTTTAGCGGAGCTAACTTAGATGACTTTGATAATATCTTAAAAAATCTAGATACTCAAGGAGCTATTGAAGAAAACATGCTATTCTTAAATCGTGCAACTTCTTTGGAGATTGACGGTATGCTAGCTGACGTTTCTACTGGTTCTCAAGGTGGTACTGCTTATGGATTATTTGAAAACTCCGAAGAAATGGCATTAAACCTAGGGTTTAGCGGTTTCCGTAGAGGATCTTATGATTTTTATAAGACTGACTGGAAATACTTAAATGATGCTTCTACTCGTGGTGCAATCACTGGTGTAGCTTCAATTGAAGGTGTTTTAGTACCAGCTGGAACTTCAACAGTTTACGATCAAATTTTAGGAACTAACATTCGTCGTCCATTCTTACACGTGCGATACAGAGCTTCACAAACTGAAGATCGTCGTATGAAGTCTTGGTTGACTGGATCAGCTGGAGGCGCTTTCACTTCTAGTCTTGATGCAATGGAGGTTAACTTCCTATCTGAAAGATGTTTAGTGGTACAAGCTGCTAACAACTTTGTATTATTCAAAGGAGTGTAATTACTCTAGTAGGTTTACCCCTGATGTATTTTCAGGGGTAATACTTACTTTTAACTATTAAATTATATTATATTATGGCTAAAAAACAAGTAGTCCAAGATCCGTCTTGGGAAATTAAAGATAGAACTTATTTAACAACAGGTAATCAAAAACCATTAACATTAAAAATACCGTCTAGACATTCATTACGACATGCTTTGCTTCATTACGATGAAAAAACAAATGAGCAACGTGAACTAAGATATGCTACTAATCAAAACTCACCTTTTAAAGATGAGCAAAACGGAGAAGTAACATTAGGTCATATTGTATTTAAAAACGGTTCTTTGTTTGTACCTAAAAGAAATCAAGTACTACAAAAAATATTATCATTATATCATCCTTTAAAAAATAAAATATATACAGAGCTAGACCAAGTTGAAATAGCTAAAGATGATTTATTTGATTTAGAATTAGAAATAGATGCTTTAAATGCAGCACAAGGAATAGATATAGACCAAGCTGAAGCTATATTAAGAGTTGAATTAGGATCTAAGGTATCAGAGATGAGTTCTAAGGAGCTTAAACGTGATTTGTTGCTATTTGCTAAAAGCAATCCAAAACTATTCTTAGAACTAGCTAATGATGATAATGTTCAATTAAGAAATTTTGCGATTAGAGCAACAGAAGCTCATATAATTAAATTAGCAGATGACCAAAGAACATTTACTTGGGCTTCAAACGGGCGTAAATTAATGACAGTTCCATTTGATGAAAACCCATATTCAGCTATGGCATCTTTCTTTAAAACAGACGAAGGCATACAAGTCTTTCAATCTATAGAGAAAAAGTTCTCATAACATGTAATATTAATAAGGGAGGTGTAACGCCTCCTTTATTATAATAAAAATAACTAATGGCTATAAATGTAAATACAGTATATCAAACTGTACTAATGATACTTAATAAAGAGCAACGTGGGTATATGACACCTACAGAGTTTAATAAAGTAGCAACACAAGTTCAGTTAGAAATATTTGAAAAATATTTTGATGACTTAAATCAGCAACTACGTATACCTCAAGCAGATACGGATTATGCAGATCGTCAAGAAAATATTGATGAAAAAATAGCTATATTTAAAACATTTGGAAACCCAACTTATGTTAGCACTGGTACTTTAAATTATTTTAGTTTACCAACAGTTGATGCTTATGGAGAAACAGTTGATTTTTATAGGTTAGGAACTGTTGCATATAAGGGCACTAATCAAATTCAAAGATTAGATAGAAGTGAATTTTATTATGTAGATAGATCAAGGTTAACAAAACCAACAGAAATAAATCCTATATATCTTTATGAAAATAATAAGTTGTTTATAAAACCCACTTCTATAGCTTCTAATGTTTCTGTTGATTATGTTAGAAAACCAAAAAATGTAGTATGGGGCTTTACTCCAGGGGGGCTAGGGCAATATGTATTTACTGAAAATGCTTCTACAAATTTTGAATTGCATGAATCAGAGCAATCAGAAGTTATACTTAAAATATTATTATATTCTGGTATAATAATAAGAGACCCTCAAGTTGTACAAACAGCTGCGGCTTTAGTTCAAGCTGATGAAACTAATCAAAAAAGTTAACAAATGGCTAAACCTAATAACGGTTTAATAACCGAAACTAACGCGCAATACTATTCAGGTTCCCAAACCTTTGAAGCGCCTATAGTTAATTCTACTATAACAACTACGTTTAACACAGATTTAATATTTGGTAATTCAGACCCAACAACACCTGGTTATAATTTAAATAACTTTAGATTGTATATCAGTCCGTTAGGCCTACCTGGAACATTTGTAGAATATACTTCTGCTTATACTGTTGTAGATAATGTTATAACCTTAAGTGTAGCGCCTCAAACCAACGAGTGGTTTGTTGTTCAATTGCTTACAGAGTTTGGTGGTGAATATGGAAATAGGGATGCTTTTGGTAATACAGTAGAAGATAATTATGGCGGATATGCTTACACTACGTTAGAAGACGTTATAACTAACTTTATGATAGGTTATGTTGGTGCTGGTAAACTTATACCAAGCGCTAAAAAAACTGATGTTATGTTTTTTGCTAAACGCGGATTACAAGAATTTAGTTATGATACTTTAAAAAGCATTAGATCTCAAGAACTTACAGTGTCGCCTAATCTAGGTATAGTGCTTCCACAAGATTATGTTAATTATGTTAATGTATCTTGGATTGATAATCAAGGTGTTAAACATATAATATACCCAACAACTTTAACTACAAACCCTTATGAAACACCTAGTCAAGATAGACAGGGAATTCCTATACAGGATAATGTAGAAGAAAACATAGATACAACTTCTATAACAGAAGAAAGATGGGCTAAAAATAATTTAAAAGAAATAAATGATGCTCAAAGTAACTTAACTGGTATGCTTTTATCAGATGGTTTAGGTTATCCAGGAATGTATGGAGATAATTATTTAGGTCAAAGATATGGTTTACAACCAGAAACATCGCAAATAAATGGGTGGTTTACTATAAATGAACGTACAGGTAAAATGTCTTTTTCTAGTGATTTAGCTGGAAGAATTATAGTTTTGGAATATATATCAGACGGCTTAGGCTATGATGCTGATATGAAAATACCTAAATTAGCTGAAGAAGCTTTGTATGCTCATATAAGTCATGCAATAATCGCGTCTAGAATAAACCAACCAGAATATGTTGTTCAAAGATTACGACGTGAAAGAAGCGCTAAACTTAGAAATGCTAAAATACGATTATCAAATATAAAATTAAATGAGTTTGTTCAGATTGCTAGAGGTAAATCTAAATGGATTAAATACTAAAATACATGGCGGAAGTTAAAAATGCTTTCATTAAGTCTAAAATGAATAAAGACCTGGATTCAAGACTATTGCCTCCAGGTGAATATAGAGACGGTCTTAATATACAAGTAAGTAAATCAGAAGGCGAAGACGTAGGTGCTTTAGAAAACGCTGTAGGTAATGTTGTTGCTTCAACTAGCGATACAACAAATCCTTTTGTAGATTTTAATGCTATTACTGGTTCAACTGGTTTAAAAACTATAGGTGTGTATTCTGAAGAATCTCAGTCTACTTTATACATATTTTTAACTAATAATAGCTCTGCTAAATTAGTATACAACTCTTCTGCATCAAACTTTATTTATTCTTATAATACATTAACTAAAAATTTAATAAAATTAGTTGAGGGCTCGTTTTTAAATTTTTCTACAGTAAACCAAATATATAGTATAAATATTATTGAAAATTTACTTTTTTGGACTGATAACAGAAATCAACCTAGAAAAATAAATGTAAATGTTGATTTTTCAAATTACACAACTGAAGATCAAATATCTGTGGCTAAATATAATCCATATCAACCAATTGATTTATATTATATTAACCCGGAAACTATAGGGTCTATTACAGCGGGCACGCCTTTAACTTCTATGCAAGATGTTGTTTCAGAGTTTCTTCCAGATGGCACAACTCCAAACCCATTTTATAATGCTCCTTTAAGTCAAGCGATACCGGCTAATGAAAACTGGCCAGGTGATCCAAATTATTTAAAAGATAAATTTGTTTCTTTTAGTTATAGATTTAAATTTTCTGACGGAGAATATTCTATAACAGCCCCATTTACGCAAGAAGCTTTTATACCTACTCAAGACGGTTATTTTTTAGGCACTGGAAACACTAGTGATGAAGCAGAAGCTTTTAGAAGTTCTATAGTTAGCTTTATGGAAAATAAAGTTAATAATGTTGGGCTTAATATTCCTTTGCCGGTTACCGGCGACTATTTAACATCTACCTTGGGTATTGTTGAAATTGATATTTTATATAAAGAATCAGATGGATTGTCTATAAAAGTATTAGATACTATAACATCTTTTGGTAATCAAAATATATTAACATATAGCTATCAATCTAAAAAGCCGTATAAAACTTTACCTGAATCAGAAACGGTAAGAGTATATGATAAAGTACCTGTTAGGGCTTTAGGTCAAGAGGCTATAGGTAATAGAATTGTATATAGTAATTTTCAAGACAAGCATACGCCACCTTCTTCAATAGACTATGATGTAATTGTAAGTGAAAAGCAAAACTTTAGTGCACCTAATAATTCTAATAAAGCTTTATATACAACAAGCTCTGTTGAATACCCAATACATACTGTAAAACAAAATAGAAATTATCAAGTTGGTTTTATTTTGTCAGATAGATATGGAAGACAGTCTACAACTATATTAGCACCAACAACATTAAGTACAAAAACGCAGGTTATTGATGGCATTTCATACACATATGTGGGTTCTACCTACTACCACCCTTATGCTCCAAACCCAGCTTCTTTTACACCTCCTTTACAAAACAATATAAATTCATGGCCTGGTGATTCTATTAAACTAGTTATAAATCAAGAAACTATTCCTTTAATTAAAGCTAAACCAACAGCAGATGGTTGGCCAGGTTTGTGGAACGGTGATCCATCTAGTCCGGATTACAATCCACTAGGATGGTATTCTTATAAGGTTGTTGTAAAACAAACAGAACAAGATTATTATAATGTTTATTTGCCTGGTATATTAAATGATTATCCAGATTATACTTCTAATCAAAGATCAGATATGCCAGATCCTCAAGGAACTATAGCTCATATAACTTTAATTAGCGACAATATAAACAAAGTACCTAGAGATTTAACAGAGGTAGGACCCGAACAGTTACAATACAGAAGCAATGTAGAGTTATTTGGTAGAGTAACACCTAATTTTATTTTAGACACTGCTCCTACATATAACGAACCTTATTACCCAGGTAATAACGTCATGACTGTTGCTTCTATTTCTGAACAAAATAATATGTTTCTTGTAGCTTCAAGATTTCCTCCATATTCAACAGTATATCAAACAGATTCAGATCCCTATATAGCTAGAATTTCTCAAAACAAAGTTGGAGCTTCTCCGTTACCTAATGCTATTGGTTCTTCTCAAGTAAATAATTTAACAGGATACACTGCTAATAATATAATTTTAGGTGTATTTGAAACAGCACCAGTAGAATCTTTATTAGATATATTTTACGAAACTACAACAGCTGGTTTAGTTTCTGACTTAAATGACGCTGCGGCTGCACCTACTAGCATAAGCGGGTGGGAATTTCCATGGATTCAAACAGAAGG